CGCCCTCATCGCCCCCCTCGCCTCCGACACCCCCACCCGACCCTGGTGTTTCGGACCATCGCCCAGATCGCACACGACGGGCCGAAACTCCGCAGCGCCCATCCGCTCCACCGCCGNNNCCCACCGCCCGCCCGCCGGAGCCGGAACCACGCCCGCAGAGGAAGCTGGCCAAGAGCTACATGCGAGGCTGACCGCCTGACGCTCGTCGCGCGCGCGACCGCATAGATGGGCCGTGGCATTCACTCAAGCCCAGCTCAATGCACTCGACCGCGCGATCGCGGCGGGCGTTCTGACCGTCACCACCAGCGACGGCAAGAGCGTCACGTACCAGTCGATGGACGAGCTCTTGAAGGTCCGGTCGGCGGTGGCCGCTGCCCTGGGCGGGCCTCGTCGCAAGAAGGTCTCGTATCTCCGACCGCGCAATGAGGGCTCGTGATGGGTGTCTGGACGGACATGCAGCGCGTCGCCGCGCGACTATCAGCGGCAGGCCTCGTCCCGAAGCGGCTCGATCCGTTCGTGCGAGCACTGTCGGGTGC